CTCTAAGCCACATAGTTTTAAAATCCTCAAATACATTAAATACATCAGTTATCATAGATTTCAGAACTACTCCTATCATGTTTTTTTTATGTGAGTTAACAGTTCCAAACATCATAATTACAAGAAACATAGTCCTAAGAAGTTCTAAATTATCTCCAGTTTCTTTATGCTCACAAG